TTTTTGCTTCAGTTCTTTCAAGTTGCTTTTTTCTGTTATCTTTTTGTAAATCTGCTTCTTTTAAGGCTTGTTCATATTTCAGCGCAGCTTCAAATCTTTTTGATTCAAGCTCAAGTTTTAGCTTATCAGTATTTAATTTTTTTAAACTTAAAATGTCTTCAGCTTCTTGTGCTTTGAATATTTTTGCTTCAACTTCCAATAATTTTCTTGAAACGCTTAAATTATAATTACTTAATTCGCCCGATTTTTGAAGAATATTATATTTAGCCACAAACTCCTGCTGACTCATACCTTCATTTGCCGACGGATTTGCAAAATTTGAAGGCTTTAATTTTGATCCTGGCTTTTGATCGTTAACAGTAATAGCATCTATTTGTTGTGATCTTGGAAGATTGGCACTTAGTAAACTTGCGCCCCTTGTTGCCAATGGAATAATACTGGCACCTCCGAGTAATCCAGTCGCTATTCCAGTGCCGGCATTAAAAACATTTGAAATAACATTTCCAGTAATTGGGCTTTCGGCCTGAATTCTTTTAAATTGTTTAATTACCTCGGTTGCCATGTTGGCAATTTTAGTAGTAAAATCTTGAATTTGACTGCCTACTGGAATGAACAACGAACCAAATTCTTTTCGCAATCCGTCTAATGCAACTTTGCTTCTTGCTCCCGCGTCTTCCGTCGAATTACTTATTTTAAGCGCACTGGCTTCATATTTTTCCCCCAATCCAACAACAAATTTCATTAAGTCATTAAGACCGACAACTCCTTGCTCAAGATCTTTTTGTAATTGTGGTAATGTTCTATTGGTTTTTTGAGCAAATAAAGTCACTGCGCCTGGCAAGCGTTCACCAAGTTGACCGCCTAGTTCCTCTGCGCTAACCTTGCCCTTTGAAAATACTTGTGACATTGCAAGCAATGCACTTTGCACATCTTCGGCACTTCCACCAGAAGCTTTAATCGCAGATGTAATATTGCGGAATACAATTTCCGCGTCGTTTACATTGCCACCGGCACCCTTGACGGATGCGGTAAGTCGTGTAAATGCTTGAGTTGCGTCAAGAATTGGAACATTAAAATCTTTGCTAACTGAATTAATTGCTTTTTGTGCTTGAACATATTCTTTGGCGCTTCCGGTGACACCTTTTAATGCAATATTTAATTTAGCAATTTGCGCGGAATATTCTGCTGTGTCAGAAATGCCTTGGCGCAGCATTGCGGCTTGAGCGCCAACTGCGCCGCCCAATGCTGCTCCGCCAGGGCCACCAAGGACAGCGCCGCCAAGGGCGCCCAATGCGCCTTCAGGGCCACCAAATATGCCGGATGCTGCAACTATGCCAGTAGATTGGCCAAGGTTTTGCAAGCGTTGTCTGCGATTACCTCGCGCATTTAATCGTCTGTCAAAATCTGCAATTTGAGCATCAAATCCAGCTCTTTGTTCTTTTAGGTAAGCAGTTTGCTGCCTATTTTCTGCTTGAATTTCTAATTGATTATATTTTTCATTTAACTCAAGTCGTTCTACTCTTGCTCGTTGTTGCAAAGAATATTGCTGATCTAACGAAGAGCGCATTTGGTCAAGCGCTTGATTTGCTTGACCATAATTCAGCTGTTGGGGACCAATTGGGCTTGAATATGCATTCTCAACTTGCTTGCGCCAAAACTCGGGGTCATTGGTGCCAAAGGGCATTTGGCCATAAGCGCCATAAGTGCGCCCCCTGCCCATAATTGCTTGCCCTGCATTACCACCAGAAGCAATGCCGCTACTGGCGCTTTTAAATTGCGTCGCAGCTTGCGTTACAGAATTTAAACGGTTTTCTACAAGTTTAATATCTTGTGCAAATTGACGATATTCGTTACTTGCAATTGATGCTTGATCTTTAAGGCTTTTAAGTGTATTAACCGCAGATCTAAGATTATTTTCAGATGCATTGGATGCGCTGCCAAGCGCTATTGCAGCATCACGCAGTTTATTGAGGTCTGATGCAGCAGGAGTTGCAGATCCCTGCAGCGAGCGAATAGCAGATTTAAGGCCTTCAACGTTTTCAACGCCACGGACTAAGGCCTCAATCCTAAACTGGGTATCAGCGCTAGCCATCGCGGTTCAATGCTCCAAGGGCTGCTGCTTCCATGACTTGGATGCCCTCCAGCATGGCCTGCACGTCTTCTATTGAGTATAGGTCACAGAACCACCGTAATGTCTCATAATTTAAGCCCACATAGCCGCCCATGGTTACATTCCATTGGGTTTGCATTCGCAGGAACATCAGGACTATATCCCAATTTTCCTGCCATACTTCAAAATCTTCAGATACAGCCGGCAGGCTTGGAGCGTCAATCCCCAAACCTGCAGCATCCTTTTCCGTTTCATCCACCACGCTGCCGCCAGCCCAATGCTCAGCGGCCTCTGTTAGTTTTTTCGCTTAGCTCCTGTCAGGCTACCAAAAAATGCTTCTACGATCGCAGCAGCAACCAATGGCATGTTAAGCAGTTGCTCTAATGCAGCAGCACTAAACGGCACATCGGCTCCTTTGGGATCCGTGACACCATTCCAACCAAGCACAACCTCCTTGGCAAAATCGCCGTCGTTAGTGGTGCCTTTGCCGTCTATTACTTCTTGAATCCGCGATTGCGAAAGCCGTTTCAGTTCAACGTCAAAAGTTTGCTTTTCAAACCGGCCACCATCTACTGGAAATTCGACGGTAACCGGCCAGGAATAGCTGTCCGACTGCTTAAGAACAAATGCCATGAGGATCAGGTGTAAGCGAGGGACAGTTCGTCGTTGCCAGCGGCGGTTGGAGTCGCCACATAAGGCAGGTTCATCATTGCAATGCCATTCATATCAGCATATGAGGCATCAGCTAAGTCGGATTGCGCCATCGTTAGCGTTGCAATGTTACCAGCAGTGGTGCCATGCTGGAACGAAATGCTGCCGGTAGTTGAGCCGGTGGACACCGTGAAATAGTTCTTGGTGGCCAACAGCACAGCCTCGATTGACATGGTGCCGGCAGGCTTGCGATCAGTAATCAACACTTCCTTGGTGCCGCCGATCAATTCGCGGTAAACAATCTCATTGCCAATATTGAGATCAATGGATTGCAACGCACCAGAATAGCTGAATGCTGAAAAGCTAGTGGTATTGCCGTTCTTAAAGATCAGCGGTGTTGCTTGGTTGGCGTAGGTCGGCGTAGCAAGCGCTGTATCGGTAGGAGCGTTATAGATCCCGGTCATCGTAAAGGCGATGGTAGGGATTGCCCCAACCTGGCCATTAAGTGTAAATGTGCCGCGGGCGCCAGTCACGATATGACGAATGCCGTCTTGGTAGAAGTAAATGGTAACCGAACTAAAGCTAGAACTTACTGGCGCATAAGTAACGCTAGTAGTAGCCACCACGGTCTCAGACAGCCCACAAGCTTTAAGCACAGGACCATAGGCAGGTGCAGTGCCAGCGGCGCCGGAGCCAGCAAGTTCAACCTCAAAAGTTACCTGCACCCTGGTTTGTGCGAGTAACTGCTCGTAATTGCCTAGGTAAGGACGGATCAGTTCGCGTTGAACAATATCCGACTGAAGCGGCACAATATCCAAATTTCGCACCAGGATCGCGTTAGCTGATCCAGTCGGTGTTGGGTCGGTGCCGTAGGTGGCTTCAGCCTTTGCCAGGATCAGCCGTTTGCGTGTCAGCAGAGCCATTGCTCAGTTCCTCGGGTTGAGTGTTGGCCGGCTCTGTTCGCTCAATGAGCTTGCGTTTGCCGGATTTGGAGTCAAGCAGGTAAGAACCACCTTGGCCCCAATATTCATCCATCATAATAGCCATGATCAGCTCGCAAGATTTGCGACCGAGGTGCGGTAAAGCACTCGATAATCACACATTACCACACCCGCTGGTTGATCGGCTTCAACGGTTTCAAATGTCACGCCAACTGGCTGAATATCAATGGCATAGCCACCAAGGGTAAGGTCGGCCATTAGTTTGCTGTGAAGGCTTTCAACTATTGGGTCAGCAATTTGATCTGGGATGTTGCCGCGCACAATTACTGCAACACGAACGGTAAGGCTCCAGTCAAGCGTGGGAAGGCTGGTATTTTGGCTGGCCTGGTCGTTGATAGGTTCAACCACAATGGCAGGGCTCTCGGCGCGGGCTATGGGCTCCACGCGGCTGCGATAGATCCTGGTGCTAACGCCGGTGGTGCCGGTCAACGCAGTACGGATCGCGGTGATAATTGTTTCGCGTTTGGTCGTCATGACGCAACCTGAACGATGGTGCAAATTACGCCAGGAATGCTTGGATGCACCGGCGAACTGGTGCTAGCAGCTTCGGCGTGAATGTAAGCAGCTGCATTGCTTGTGTTCCAAATCAATTCGACAAAATCTTTTTCTTGTAATCTTGTGACAAAATTAACAGTGCCAATTACGTTGCCATCGGTTCCACCATGCCTAGAAATAATACTAAATTTGCTGTTGCTTGCTGGTATATCGCCAGCTGCATTATTATCGTTTTTTCTTAGCCATACGTCAATGTCATGAATACTGTTGTCAGTATTGCTGAATTGAATTGAAAACGTAATGCTATAAACGCCGGTATAATCAAAAGTTATTCTGCTGTTTGACGCTATTGCAATCCCGCGGCTGTTGGTATCGCTGGAACGCAGCAGAATAGGCGTTGGCGTGTTGGCGGTTGCGGTTTGAGAGGTTTCGTCCCAAAAAGATCCCCAGTAACCAGGACAGCCAAAATATGGCAATTGATTCCATGGTTTAATGCCGTTCCCAATCTTTAGATTACCTGTGTCAATTTCATGGCCAGTTTCACCCATCAATAGTGTTGGGTTTAATGCCGACCACACGGAAGCCTTGTCAGCCTTGAAATTACTCATCAGGTTTTTTGCAATCCAATTTCTACAAAAGCACCATCATCAATCAACCTTGTCTCACGCACTGTATAGGCAGTGCCAGCCACTGTAATCGAATTGCCGTAGACCAAGGTGCCAAAGCTGCTGGCTTTTGCTGTCAATGTATAATCAGTGCTCAACACCATATCGCCAGCAATCACTTGTGCAGGCATATCTAAAATTCCTAATGCAGTAACGGCGCCAGCTGTGCAGCTGACGCCGAAATCGTTGAGGAACGTCGATAGGTCCTCAGTAAAAGCCATCAGACGTACTTCTTA